TGCGTACAAACTTACAGATCTTGCTGCGTTAATTCACAGTATATCTTATATTAAAAAATAAGATTTTGATCTATATACCACCACTTAAAACATCTCATAAGGAGATATTCAAATGATTACATTACTACCTAAGGTATTCACCGCTTACCGCCATGGCGGCTCGCGTGCAGAATACACTGCAGCAGACCATACTGATATCTCAAAAGATATCATGATCTTAACTTCAAATTCACCGAAGTTAAATAAAGATTCGTATGGTACGCGCCGTTCTGAAGTCAAAACGGTGCAATCTGTTACAGTCAATACTCCGGACAATGTTTCTGAATCACGCGATCAGCGTTTTTCAATTGCCGGATCGGTCCCAGTTGGCGCTACTCTTGCTGATATTAAAGCACAAGTAGCACCATTGATTGTGGCTATGGGAGATGATGCATTTCTCACAGACACGTTTCTACTGGGACGTATTGTTAAATAGAATTAAGGACGTAATTGTATGTACTTTATGTATATTACTTGTTCTTATCTCCTTGATGTTTTGGCTAGTTATATTTGGCCTTATGTTCTTGGAGGGTTGATTGTCATTGTTCTGAATGTACTATTCAAGCAATTGGCATGACTACCATTTATTTAAACTAAAATTAAGGTATTATATTTCATGCGAAATTACTTTAAAGCACGGAACATAGACACGCGTTTATGTTCGTCCAACGGTGCAGATTTACAAGATGCACATTGGATTGCTATGTCGTCCCTCATCATGGGGACACCGACGAACTGGCGGCCAGTTGACCGCCAAGCGTTACTTACAGCTTGTAAGTTACGCTCTGTAGTTGATTTAACTAAACTACAGGGTCTACTGCAGCACTACTCTACGTTGTATTGTAGTGAAACTGCGGTGAATACAGTAATGTATGATCGTCGGGTGCTTGCATTCCTTAAGAAATTTCCTTACCCTGTGAAGGGTAAAGGTTCTAACAATGTTACTAAGCTTGCGGGAATTAATAAATTCCTTGAAGCTGAACAACAATGTAAAGAAACTAATGCTAAATTCAGATCTTCTGATATAGCAGTAGAATTTCCAGTTTTAGAAAAGGCGCGGCTTTTGCTGCTGCGTACCTTGCCTGAAATGAACTCAAATATACTTAAAAAGATATTCGAGGGCGGAATGCACGGACCTGGTGCAACTACGGTAAATACAGCGAAAGCTGGTAAGACTACTTCATACTACAAGTTTTTGGAATTACCATATACTTGTACTGAAGCAGCTCGACCGTATGCACTTGCAGCAATATCTTCTGATCCTCGGTGGATAAACCACTTAGAGAATACTGGAAGAAGAGAATCCATCCCCTTCCCCGGTACACCGCAATGGTTAAAAGAGCGTCAGCTCTTTGATTCATGCGTGAAGATAGAAGTACATGATAAAATTACATTTGTACCTAAGGACGCTCTTACAGACCGTCCTATAGCGTTAAGCTCCAATATGAATATGTTCCTACAGCTCGGTGTTAAAGCCGTGCTCATGGATATACTCAAAGGAGTTGGGGTCGATTTAACTGATCAAAGTAAAAATCAACGAATGGCCTATGATGGCTCTCGTTATTCTTTACTTAATGGGTTTTTAAACCCAAATCAGTATTCTACTATCGACTTGGCTTCAGCTTCCGATACTATCTCATTAGAGTTAGTTAGGTTTTTGTTGCCACCCATGTGGTTTGCCGTACTCATGGATCTTAGACACCATTCAGGTGAACTAGATCAAGCGCATATAACTTACGAAAAGTTTTGTGCAATGGGTAACGGCTACACATTTCCGCTAGAAAGTCTGATATTCTGGGCTATAACTAAAACATCAGTTATAGATCAGGGTTTTACCTGTACTGTTAATGATATCGCCGTTTACGGTGACGATATAATAGTACGTTACAAGGCAACGTCAGGAGTGATTCTCCAGCTTAACAATGCTGGATTCACCATAAACAAAGAGAAATCTTTTATTAGTGGTGAATTTAAAGAATCATGTGGCGCAGATTACTTTCGTGGTACTAACGTTCGCCCCTTTTATTTAAAAAGAAAGTTATCGTCTTTTTCTGATATCTATTTTGTATGCAATTCTCTAGCAGACAAAATGAAAGATCAAAAAATCCGAAGAGGGTATGAAGAAGTCTATATTGCACTTCTAAATTTAATTCCTCCTAAGTTACGTAATTATATACCACTATCTCAGACAGTGGATTCTATTACTACGTTGACAATAACGAGTGATGAAAGCGGACTTTCTGTTCCGTTGAGTTACTTGAGGAAGATTGGGCTTGTCCCATATCTTACTCCTTCAGAGCATCAACATCTCTGTTTAAAAGGATACTTTGGCAAACCAACCAAATATATAGATCCCGGTTTTATTAACGGGTTACCTGTATATTTACGTTCCATCTTAGTCCCGGAAACTTATGGGGCTAGACAAGACGTACGGTATTTATCAAAGTTTCGCGAGCGCGACGACAACCACCAGCATCTGACTCGTGACGCATTAGCATGCGTTGAGGCAGAAGTTAGTGGGAGAGTGACCCGTAGGGGTCGTTATTCACGTCGAAATGTAGCTGTAGCCTGTCCCTCCTGGGATGGTGTTTACAGCATGAACGAGGTACGTGCACATTTAGTGCATAGTATTTAACTTCTATACAGACCTCAAGTCTTAAACTGGGCCCCTTGAATGCGTT